AAGTTTGAGTCGCCATAATAAATCTCCTTTAGATTAGGCTACTTTACACGACCCTCGGCGTAAGCTTGAAAGATTTCTTCTGACAAAGCTGAATAACGGTCTGGGTCGGTCTGCATAAGTTTAATAATATCAGCACGACGATATATCTTCTTACGTTGAGTTTGACCTGTTCCTCGGGCGTTGCCTGTACTTGCAGACTTAACCTGCTGCTTACGTGCTTGCTTCTCAACTGCTACTGTCTGTTCTGCAACAGAAGCTCTCTCTTTCCAGAGGGAGAACAGTTCATCAGCGGCGTCGTAATCATACTGTTGGTCTGCTTGTACAAACAATTGAGTCCTAATCTTAGAGCCTTTAATCCACTCAGCAAAGTTAGCATCTTGGACAATGTTGGACATGTCTGGATGCTTGGTCTGTAACTGCGACAAAGCTGTTTGCTTCTTGTAGTTCTGAGTGACTTGGTTAGCTTCTCTGATCTTAGGGTGGTTATCAATTGCCCTATTAACTGCGGCCTGTGGATCAACAAAGAAGTCAGTATCGTCTTCTTCTTGCTGTTGTACAGGTGCTTGTTGTGCGAGTTGTGTCTGGATGTAGTCGTCAACAACACCACGTAGTTCACCAACCTCAGAGCTTTGTTTGCCAAGGAGCTTTTCAGCTTCTTGGTGCATCTGAACAACCTCTTGCAAGGACTTGTTCTGATACTTCTCTGGTAAGCTAGGTTCCTCTTGAGCTACCTCCTCTGGAGACTCAATCGTATCCTCTGGTATTTCTAGTGTATCTACGTTATCGTTGTTAAGTTCTTCTTCCGAACGCTCATCTACGAGTTGTGCTCGTGCCATATTATTAACCTTCTCCGCCTAACGGTTGTGGAGTTTATTTACGCCCTGCTTGCTCATGTTCTCGTACCCACTTCATGTGCCTACCGGGGAAATCCCCAGAGGCACCTTCAAGTACGCATGGTGTTGCAGAAGCGACCCTTGTAGCGTTAGCACCACAACCGCACCTACTGGTTGTAGCAACATCGTCTACAAATTCTTCAAAGTAGTGACCATTGGTACACTTAAAATCGTATACTTTAATCATCTTCTTTATATTCTTTGGCTTCTGTGTGAGCTTGCTCTACAGAGGCTTCAAGGTTTACTAGGTGGGCAATAACATTGAGTTGTCCCTTCCTAAAGTACATATCATTAACATCTTTGGTTGACTCTACGGAGTTTATCACGTTACCGTTGTTTCTAAACTCTTCCGTGAGTTGCTTCCAACCCTCGGTGTTGAAGAGGTCAAAGTATACATTGAAGTACTTCTCTAATTCAGGTTCCATATTGCCTTAGTTCCTTCATGTTTTACTATACTGTATATTATAACATATTTTGAGGTAAATGTCAAGTGTTTTCTTTGGTATTATTTACGTTTCTTACCTTTTGAGTAGCTAGAGCCTGCTTTGGCCTTCTTTGCTGCTGCTTTACCAGCTTTGGTGTATGGGTAGGACTTACCGTTAACTTTAGGCATTATCGTTTTCCTCTCTTTGCTGTTTTAGCTGCTTGTTTAAAGTTCTTAGCTGTCGGTGCTCCTTTAGCGCCCTTGGCTCTCATCTTCTCCTTGCTTCCTGCTTTGATACGCTTACGTTTAGCGTGAATGTTATCGTAGAGTCCTGCCATCACCATTTCTCCTTGTTAGCCCAATATGCCGCAGACATTTTGCCCTTGGCTATATTCTTTGCGTGTCTAGCCTTAAAGGACTTCTGACGAGCCGTGGGCTTCTTGTCGCCTGAGACTCCCTGTTGTCCAAACCTGATGGTCTTAACCTTATCGCCATCCTTGGCTACAACTACATGCGACTTCGTAGGGTGCTTAGGCGTCCTCTTTGGCTGGTTGTACCCGCTTACCCCTGCTCGTACTAGTCTTGGATCTTTTGCTGTCATTGAGGCTCTCCTCCAAACGGGCTACTTTCTCTTCTAGGTTCGACAGGCGGTTGAACTGTCCTTTGAACGCTTCGTTGACTTGGGCGATTAGGTTCTTAAGGTCTTGCTGGGTCATTAACATTTATCTTAGCCTCTATTTCTTTCTCTTTAGTCATTACTTGAGCAATCTTTAAACGACGCTCAAACTCTTTGTCGTCTTGATCTCCCGCTGCGAGGTTACGTGTAACAGCCTCAATACGTTTGATCTCAACCTCTTGCGGCTCAAGCTGCGCTTCGACAGAGTACTTCTGCGCCCGTGCCTGCGACTCTTGTGCCTGTGCTGACAGTGCTGCCGTCTGCGACTGCTGTAACGCAAGCTGTGCTTGTTGTGCCTGTTGTGCTGCCTGCTGTGCCTCTGGATTAGGCTGCTGCGCTTGCTGCATAGAGGCTATGAGTTCTTCCCTGTTACTCAGGTTCATATTATCTACGATGCTCTGGAGCAACACAGGGTACACAGGGCTGTCCTGCTTCATAGTTTGCAAGAGTTGTACAAGCTGTGTAACCTCGTACTCACGAGCAATGATGCCTAAGGTTGAGGTAGCGTTAAACTTATAGTCCTTCACAGGGTAGTTCTCAGGGTCAAACTGCATGTACCTATGTGCAGCCTTAGTGACAAAGGGGATCAAGAAGGACTGCTGGAAGTTTATTAGAGTGCGTTTATGACGTTTAATAATAGCGCCAAGAGACATAGAGATGCCAGCGGCAGTAGCTTCACCATTAACAGCACCAGAGAGTCCTGCTGAGTCAACTGCTCCAGTAGCCTGTTGGACCATCTGTTGCAAGGAGGCTGCTTGGGCAAACGTAATTTGACCCACTTGACCAAAGTTAAACGGCTGTAGTACTTCACGAGGATCTCCATTAGTTAAGATGGTTTTTCCGGGTCGTATCTCAGGCTTTGCCCCGCGTGGGAACCTAGTAGCATCAATGGCAAGCATTGGATGTATTGTGAGGCTCAAGGCATCTATTCTAGCCCGTAGCTCAGTATCCAATGCTTTCTGGCTGTTGTAGCCCTTCTCACACACGCCACGACCCCAGAACATAGAGGGTACTACGTCCCAAGGGAAGGCTACGATAGGCCTGTCTTGCATCATGTAGGGGTTAGCCTCTGCTTTCAAGAGAGTGCCACCGTTAGCTATTACTACCACAGCTTCTACGTAACTACTGCCGTCATCAGACGAGTCTAGGTTTTCTACCTCTTCATCCTCATCATCCATGGCCTCATCTAAGAGGTGCTTAGGTACTAAGCCGTAGTACTTAGTGAGGCGTACCTTATCGTCGCTGTATACAGAGATGTCTTGGTCTGGCTCTAGGTTAGTATCGGGGGCTGCTGTGCCTACGTAGGTGTCTCTGTAGACCCCTTGCTCCTGTAGTTGCTCTACTAGGTGGGCGCTCACAAACTCATCAACAGCGACACCCATAGCGTCCTCAATGGACGTTGCTACAGGGTCAATGAGGAAGTTCTGAGGCATCACAGGCTTAAGCTTGACTACCACACGCTCTGTAATGTTGACACCCACTGCCTGAAGCTGCCCGTCCATCATAGGCTGAGTAGCCGGGGCCATCTCTTTGATTTCCTCTAGGATAATCTCACCCACCCCGGTTCCGAAGACTGCTGCGTTAATTAAGCACTCTGCGACAGCTTTACGTACCTTAGTGTTCTCAAAATCTTCGGTGAGCTTGTTACGTAAGTAGAGTATGTCCTGAGATTCTTTGTCACCTAAGTTATCTGAAATGTCAAAGAACTTCCCTCGGCCAAAGGTGGCCTCCTCCATCTCAGCAACATTGGATTCTACAGCCTGCTGGAGAGCAGGACTAATGATTCTAGAGCGTTCTGATTTACGCTCAGTATCCGCAGGGTCCCAGATACCCCTCCAGAGTCTATAGTACTCGTCAAACTTCTCTTCGTAGTTACTCTGGTAGTTATCTCTCCAGTCTTCACATTTAGTCATTACCCACTCTTCCAAAGACTCTTGGACTAAGAGTGGATCAGGGCTGTAAAAGTCATCTTTCATATTAATATCCCGCTACAATGTCTAAGATTTCAAGCTCGTCTTCTACGAACTCATGTATTCCGTAAGGCACCACAGATAATTGATCTATGTATGCCAAGGAGTCAACCAAGTCGTCATGTGTTAGCGGGTCGGGGAATTGGAATAGCTGGTCGAGGAATCTTGCGTTCCACTCGCCCTTATTTAAACTTATGATGCCGTTCTCAAATCTACCCTGTAAAGCCCACATGACCCTATCGGTCTTCTTCTTGTTCCCGTGCGTTAACTCTTCTACCCTAAAATACTTACCGTACTTCCTTTGGAGGTCCATTAGGGGTGACATAACAGCCTGCTTTGCTATACCCCTTTCGATACCTACGGACACTGGCTGGTAATCTCTGACTGCTTGGAATATCTTAGCAGCCGTTTCGTCTAATGTCCACCTTCCGTAAATTATGTTATCAATGTACCAGTCGCCGTTGTCTCCAACCTTGACTACGGAAATTGCAGTCTCATCTAACTTAGAACTCTTCGTCCTCTTCTTGCCTACTTCCTCAAAGCCTGCGAGGTCAATGGCTATGTAGTAGTCACCTTCTTCAGGGGCTTCTCCGTAGTGTATCCAATCTTCCTTAAACATCTCTGAGCCAACTGCCTCAAAGGAGGCCATGAACTCCTGACGAAAGGCGTAAGAAGACATTGATTTCTTCGCGACGTTAATTTCATCAGGGTCGAGTAGTGGGTTATCGTAGCTTGTGAAGTGCCATCCAGCGTAGGTATCGTCATCGCCCATCTCCGCATACTTATAGAGTTCATAGAAGTGATTACGACCCATAGGTGTCCCTATGAACATCGCGTGTCCCTTCTGGTCAGCCAGCGCAGGACGCAGGACCTGCTCCCATACGTCAGGCTTCATATCTGCGTACTCGTCCATCACTAGGAACTTTAGGCTTACACCACGCATAGTCTCTGGTCTATCTGCACCCTTAAGGGTAATCGTGGCTCCGTTGACTAACTTAAGTTGTAGGTTGTTAATGTGAGAACCTGTGATGACATCGTGACCTAACTCTAGGAGGGTTTGCCACATAATATCCCTAGCTTGTCCCTGCGTAGGTGCTACGTAGAATACATGGCCCCTGTCTGACTGTAGGGCATTGATAATTAGCATCCACGCAGCTAACCTAGACTTCCCTGTACGTCGGCCAGCAGCTACTACCTTGAATCTCGTGGGATCCTCGAATACCTTGGTCTGCCAAGGGAGCAGTTCTACGTTAAGGTCAGTCATACGCCGTTAAAGTTCACAAAAGTTGCAGGGGCTTCTAGCAAGTCGAAGGTAACAACGACTTCCATGTTTCCTGATCCGCTTGTTGATGCCTTGATTACGTCTCCGGGCTGTAACACAAACACTGCGTTTCCGTCAATAAGCAAGTATTCTTTAGACTGTACGTTAGTTCCATTAAATATGTAAACGTCAGGGTCAGGCGTCTTATCAATAAACAAAGTGATGCTGTTAGTAGAGTTGTGCAGATTAGAAATAAACGCCATTGTCCAGTGGGCAACGTAGCCACTAGGA